ATATGAAACCGCCTCAGAGATAGCCTTCGTAGCATATAAGCCTGCATCCAAAATGTGTCTTGTTGCTGTATTTGAATTTAACGCAGCCAACTGCTGTACTCCAACTAGTGAATTAGGGTCTGGGCTGGAGCCATCTCTAGCTTCATTAAGACCTGTGACTCCCCTTATCATGTCTAGATAGTGGTTATAGTTGGCTATTAGCATCTGAGTCTTACTAGCTCCAGAGTTTGATATCAATTCCTTTATCGGAATCCTAGCGTTATTAAACTCACCATCACCAGTATAGCTTCTACCTATTACGCTACCTGTTTGGAAGTAAAGCCTAAGTGCATCCTCTGGATTGTATGCAGCTCCTGTTCCTAAGTCCACTTCATTTACCCCGTCTGAATCTAAGAAGATTCCATCTGGAACAATTCTAGCCGTTACCTGCTGTAGTTTTAGATGGACTATTTGTATTAAGTCAGCAAACGGTCTCATCCTTCTAGTCAAAGAATCTATGTTTCCCTTGTACATTCTAGGCGCACAAGCGATATAGTTCGGTATGACTTTTTCTAGTGCATTTTTAGGTCTTGGTGAATTTTCGCACTCATTCCATTTCAAGATTATATCCGTACCAAGAACCATTACTCCTTCATACCATACCGCTATTTTTCTAGACAACTTTTCAAAGTTGCCCTCGTCAGTCATTTCGTCTGGTGGGTTGAAGCTATCGTCCTTTTCTATCATCTTAATATTTCCATTAGATGATACCTTCTTTTTGTATACTATGTTTTTTGTTGTCTTATAATTGAAGTAGAGAAGTGTGCATGTCTCATTATCGAATAGGCTACTATCGTATAGTTGAGATAGGTTGTATGTTTCATTCCAATTACTTCCGGTTGCTGCAATTGTTTCTAGTTCTGTATCTGTAATGGTTGGCTTTATTTTAACTAGCTCAGTTATAGACACAGTCTTAACCTCACCCCAATAAAAACAGTCCTTATAGAACGGGTCTTCTGTATAGCTATGAACGATACTTGCCGGGTCAACGTATGACAGGACTATTCCTTCCCCTAACAAGAACTCATGCTTCATCATCCCTACGCCTAAAACAACAGAGTCGTAGTCAAATCTTTTTTTCAGCTCATGATAACTATTCATGTCAAGCACTGTATTGATAGACACCTCTGACGCTATTTCTATAGATGGCTTATACTCTATACTCATGTGAAGATTCAGTTCGTCATCAGTTGCTGGTAACTTCTCTGGGTCAATTGTAAACGGATTGAATCCCGTCTTGTTTTTTATAACATTGAGTATATCCTTGCTAATCATTTGAGACTCTATTGAGTCTTGGTAAGCTCTTCTAGCCTCCTGAGATGTATCGTCCTGCGCATATGTTTTAACCTTGAATAACCTATCGGACATTCCATTTACAACTATGTCTACAAACTTTGGGATGATAGGAACAGGTGTCCAGTCTAGGTTTAGATGAGACAGGTCACCATCAATAGCCATTTGGCTCTTGTATTTATCGGCAGGCTGCTCACCCCTTGCGTATCTCCTTAGTATATGATAGTCCTTCCATTGGCTGTAGAATCTACATGCCCCTCTATCTCTCTTGAACCATTCTCCCTGAATAGCTCTTCCTATTTTTAGACCAAACTCATTAGTTGTCTTTTCTGAATCCGAACTATACTGACTAGGGAAGTTGAAGCTTGATACTATGATAGGTTCATTTTTCATTTGATAATCTTGCTGTACATTCCATCATTGGAATACCTTGCAAAGTTAACTGAAATCTTTGATTTTTTTACTTCAGGCTTATACAAGTGGCGCTGAGTACCCATTATGGCTAACCCGCTACTAATAGATGCATCAAACTTGTTTCTATTTTCTATGTCAAATCTAGCCCAATCCAATAAGGTTTTATTGAATGGCATATCCCCAATCTCTTCAGGGTCTCTGTATTTACCTTCCGAGTCAAACCCTATATACTTCTCAATGTAAGTCTCTATGGCTGAAGCATGCGACTGCTTCACATCCTCAGACGAGTTCGGTATTCCACCTAATTCTCTCTCAGTTGCGGTGAGTTTTGAGTAAGCTTTATCCGGTCTATTCATGGAGAATCCTCTATACCCCCTATTCTTGATATGATATAACAGTCTAGGTCTATTATTCTCAGCTAGTATCGGCATACCGTAAAAAACAATAGCCATCAATACATCTTCAAAGAATATCTCTGCTGATGGGGGTCTTTCAATGTACTCCAGGAAAAATTTATTTACAGGAGCATTGTCCATGTGAAATCCAGTCTTCCCATGCAATGCGCCTTTTGACCCCCCTCCACCAACAACCGCAGAGATATCATATGGGTCAGAGCCAAAGACTCCTAGGTGGTCATTCAGTGGGTACTTTACTCCGTTCCTTTCAAAAAACCTATTCGTCATACCAGCTTCGGGGAACCATGAGACAGCAAATCTTCCATCCTTATTTGGACTCCACAATACACATGTGTCTTTTATTCCATCTCTCCAATAGAAATTACCTCTCGTTACATAGTGCGCTTCTATAGTGCTGTCATTGTAATCTATCTGCTGATACAGCTTAGTTAGATTAAATAAAGACTGCTTACTTTCGTCCCTAAATGCATGCGCCTCTGTCCTTGGAAACTGTCTATAGTGTTCATTGAGCGCATCTGCATCGGACTTTAATCCCTCTACCTCTGCCTCCCAATAGTCAATCGCCCCTACTTTTATCAACTCTCCATCTGCACCAACGATAGGCTTTTCCGGAGTTCTAAATACAGGCATTCCATACTCATCAATAAATCCTTCCATATTCCATTCCATTGGAATAAATAAAGAGTATAACCCTGACTTTGTTTGACCATTCTTATTTCTCTTTCTTACATCAGAGTCGTAGTATATGTCTTTGTAATTCTGCCCACCTTTACTTAGAGCGTTAGAGGTAGACCCCATCATACATTTCCCTACGATTTTATTGCCTAACCTCAAACACGTCTTCACTACTCTCCAGTTCTCCTTGATATTGTTTGGGGGAATCCACTTTGCACTCTCATCATGAACGGCTAGTATCAGCTTCTCACTATCATAAGAGTTGTCTGCAGTATTCTTCCAATCTATCGTTGTGTCTAATCCTTCTATCTCTTCATCTTTTTTGTCGAACATATTCTTCTTCGTTATCTTGCTTGCCGGCATTTTATATGATAACTCCGTTTTCGGCTTGTCCATACCATCCATGATAGGTTTGTAGAAGAATGGTAAGCTATCGTTTATTGGGACAACCTTATCTACAAATAACTTTTTTGCATCTGGTCCAGTCTTTGATAATATCCCAATCCTTTTTTTCTTAACAAGGGTGGCTATATTAATGCACTCAGCTGCAGTCATGAACGAGAATCCAGACCTTCTTATCTTCAGGTACGCTATTCCATAACACCTGAAGTCTGCTTTACAAGACTCCCAAAATATGTATAAAACTCGATTTGCTTCTCTGAAATCTGGATACCCTATATCTATATTTGACCACTGCAGATACATATGATGACTTCCAGTTATGTAGGTTGGAACTCCATTATTCATGAACCAATACCCATTCTCTCTATAGTCAAATTGTTGCTCAATATACCCAACCCATTTATTCTTGAAAACATTTGGAAGCTCGTTCCAATGGTGGATAGATTGTATTCTGCTTAACTCTTTTGGTATCGGGGTTCGCTCCCACTTTTGTTCTCTCGATATTGGGCTTCTACTAAAACACTCTGACATATCTATCAGAGGAAGAGCTATTATAAGTCCAGCTATTGATACTAATTCTCCAATCTGTCCGGTCTTTGATATGACAACCATATCATACTGCTCATTGTACCCATACTCCCACCCTCTACTAGCGTTCTTTCTGCTAACTACAGCTTTAGGTATATGACCATCAACAACTTCATACAGCCTAACTATTTTTTGCTCTTCTTTCCGCAAAACCTGACTTTGAATTTATTGATGAAATCTTTTCCTGTGCATCTCCGAACTCTTGCTCTTCTTCTTCTATCCTCTTTATTATATCGAAGGCATCAAAGATTGCTACTTTTTTTGCAGAAGCGGCATTCTTCATCTTATCCGCAGATAGGTCTTTTTGCATCAAGTTCCCTATCTCTTCTATAGCAGACTTTGCATTAGCTCCAGAGGGGTTCTCTATCAACCTGTTGACTATCTCTTCAATAGAGGATTCAGAGTCAACAATAATGTCTTCCTCTGCTACTTTTATGAGCTGCTCTACAGCAACTCTTCCAGCTATAATAATTCTCTTTTTCAACTCTAGATTATCCATCATAGCTTCACTGTTATTTGGTGGTCAAAAACTCTATATAGTAACTCGTCGTCCACTCTAAACTCATACTCACTACCAGGGGTATAACAGACAGAATCTCCTTTATTTATTCCAACCGATAAAAGGTATTCATTTGGCAAAAACATAGTGCCAATCAATGGCTCGTACTTTGCTGTATTCTCTATGTATGATTTCCTTACAGGAGATGGCTTAACGAAACAGTACCTGTCGTAAGAATAATATTCGTCACCTCTCTTGTACATGAAGAACTGGTCTGGTTCTATCAAGAATATCCCATCCCTGAAATAACTCTTCCCACTCCTCTGCCTCCCCTTCATATCATTATAGAACTTGAAGACGTTATGGTGCACAACTAATATGTCTCCGGGAGAGATTAAACCAGAATACCCAAGAGGAGTTTCTATCACCTCGGCAAACCTATTTGAAAACCTATGGTCTTCGTCTGAAGAGGATACAATTAAATCTACCCCTCCTATTTTCTTTGTGTTATCGTACCTTTTATTTGTAACTGGTTTTGTGATAAAGTAGAATGGAGATTTCATTAAAAGTTTACATTATGTTCGATTGACACAGGGACAGTCGGATTAAACTCTTTCCAAACCGTAACCTCACCCTTACCGTTTATGATATAAACTTTTATCTCTCCAGTTGGGTCTTCTCGCTTTATAGCGTGAATGGTCTGAGTATCACCTAGAACTTTTTGTCCGACAATGTAGTGCATTGCGCCATTCTTATAGTCGGGTCCTATTGATATCTTCCGTATGTCTCTCATGATTAAATTTGAATTATACTTGCTATTACACATGGGGTCTCTGCGTGAAGCGTATTTACGCTGTCAGCCTGAAATAGTGTTCCTGTTGCATCACTAGCCCAAACCAACTGTATGTAGTCTCCGGCAGTTAGAGAAACTATAGTCTCATACATCATATAGTTGTTTGATGTAGCAGCCAATACGTTCATCTTTCTATTTGTGTTTGATATATTGGACGGGACAGTTACCCCGTTCTTTCTAAGCCACATATCAACGACGGCATTCGTTCCTGTTCTAAGAATAGCAGAGCAAGACACTAAGTACGTTCCCGTATTTGTTACGGTTATCCTTGTCAGGTTCACTCCGTCGGTTACAACTGATATTCCACTTGTTGATGAAGAGTCAGTACCTCTTAATATAACAGCGTATGCAGTATTTGCAAGGGTAGCTAGCTGATTCACGGAGTCATAAAACTGACCTTTTGACTTAGCCATTAAAGCCGCTAACTGAGATATCGTAAAACTGTACGTCTTACTATCAGCGGAAGATGTTCCTACTAAGAAGTCGGTAAGAGCCGGAGATGGTGCCTGTGAAATCAGTGCTATCTTTCCCATTTATTACTTTGTTTTATACGTTAACATTCCTGTTTGGAGGTTTACAATTGCGCCCCCTCCATACTTTTCCACAAGACCTTTCTCACTAGACTCGATGTACCCTCTCAATTGATAAGCTCTATCCATAATATTCATCTTCTCTAGCTCTATACTGCCTAGGTCAATCTTAATATTGGATAACTCACGGTTGAGATTCCTTAAGTTTTCTAGTTCTTCTTGTGTTACTTGAGATGCTTTGTTAGCCATTTGATTTGATTTTATGGCACAAAGATAGGCTTTATTTTTTTATTGCCCTATTAGATATCCACCCATAGAAGAATTTTTTATTGGATGGTTTTTTTTCGCAGATTTTAATATAAAACTTTACTGCATTTACTTGACTATTAGCCATGTAGAGTTGGTGCCTTGTTGTATCTAGCTTTCTTTTGTAATAGGCGCAAGAGTCAAATGCTCTTCCAGTATATGATGCCGCTAGAAATAATAGCGATAATAATATTTTATACATATGGATTCGATTCATTTAGTTTACTGACAGTAAGCTTATCCATCACACCACTTTCTTTTATCGACAAACTTCTTTGGCAGAGAATTATAGCCTGTTTCACCCCTGTATTTACAGCCTTATCAAAAAGGTCATTAGCCACATCTTGATTTATAACCTCATCTCCTTTGGCAACTAGCCAGAAATTTACTCTATAAAACTCATTACGCATTCCAACTAGCATATTATTTGACTTCAGACACGCAGGGAAGTTAGCCCTGTTTTTATTGGAATCGACTATCGCCCACCCACCCCAATGAGGGTTCATTTTTCGGGCAATCCCCCATATGGTCTCTCCACCACTATCGTCTTTATCGTTGCCGTAAAAACCCTCTTCTTTTAGAGTCAACTCAAGAGCTTTTAAAAAATCTGCCATTACTTTTTAATGAATAATTTCCAAGCTAAGAAAATAGAAATTGCTATACCCTCAATTAAGGATAGTTTCAACCACCAATTTCGAGAGTCTTTTAATTTATTAGCGTCATTCTTTAGAATGGCTATTTGTGCTAGTTCTGCCTGAGACTTAACAACTATTGTTCGATTATTAGTGAAAGTGTCTACCCGAAGCTTTTGTATAAACTTAGGCACACTAACGTAGCGAGTGTTATATTTGATAGCAGAGTCACAATCTACCCGAACAAAGGATGTGTCAAAAATAGTTTCACCTTGTTTAAACACAGTTATGGTCGTTACGCTATCGTGTGTTGGAAATCTGTTTGCACAGTATTCAGCAACATAGAATGGGTGCTTACGCTCAAGCCTTGCCATCTTTACAGGAACCCCACATGAAGATAGGATTATAAATGCACAAGATATTGCAACTAAATGCCAGTACCAAGATTCGATTCTATTGATTGTTTTCATGAGAAGAATACGTCTGCTGTATTTACAATGTATGAAGATATAAGCTTATAAGATAGTATCTCTAAGCTTTCATTATGGAATCCGAATGCTAACAATAACCCAATAGCGGTATTCTCTGTCAGTACAAAGACTTTTTTAAACTTATCGTATCTAGCTTTTGTCATTCTAAACTTAGGCATTACTTGTTTTTTTTAGTCTGCTTATATATTGTTATTAAATATGATGCTGCCCCAAGAAAAAATAAGATAACCTTCATGGTTGCCTCCATTTCTACAAAAGACACATACGCTGTTAATATAGTTCCTACTATGTTACCCATTATAGCTATGAATATGTTGTTATGATTATGCATTAAGATGTTATTAGTTGACAATCAGCGTCAGATAGAGGTGTATTCCAAAGCGCCATACAGGATATGTAGTACGGTACATCCGCTGGATTCACAGTTATTGTATCGTTACCAGAGAAGTTAGTTCCGCCGAATGGAATAGATACTACAGCAGCGCCATTTAAACTTACATATATGTTAGTTCCATCCCATTTTATAGCTAACTTAATTGATTTAGTTAATGTATTTGTTACTATTGTAAGAGATGGATTATTGTTTATGTACAAACTAAGCCTAGATAATGCGCTTCCACCGTTGAATATCCTTATTGCATATGCTCCAGACGAGCCTATACCGATACCAAAAAAAGACCCGTCTCTTGTTATTGGTATATTATTCCTTATGTCAAGGAACCAAGTTCCAGAGGTAGCGCCTATCAAACCGCTTGCCGACAACCCAGTTAGTGTTAGCGATTCTACTCCTCTAGTAACCGCATTGGTTATTGTAGGTATAAATGATGTTGGGTACGCAGCAGACCCAGATAACCCGCTCTCAACCATCGGTCTAGATAAAGTAACGGAACCTGTAATAGCATTACTAACCCCTATCCCTGCTCTGAACTGAACTACCCCTCCAATTGTATTAGAGTATACCATGTAGTATCTTCCTGTGGATGCAATGTTCGATGAACCATCTGTTAAGCTAGTTCCATAATCTGTATAATATGTTTTTACAGTACCAGCAAGTCCACTTGTTTCCCCAAACACTTGACTCAGCGGGACACTTCCGCTATATGCTTCTACATATATAGAGAATACATAAACAGTATTAGCAACACTAGTAAACCCCTGAGCAAAACATTGCCTAGTTGCTGCCACTGAAAATTGAACAGCCTTTGAATTGTCGTAACTTCCGTATATTGAATTTACAACAGCCTGACTTCCAGTACTAAATGAAAAAGACCAGTTAGTAGGAGCCGCTGCTCCTGTAACTCCTAGCCATATGCTATTATATAAGTTATTAGTCCTATTTGGTTCTAGCAATAAACAAGCTGAACCAGTAGAGTAATCAACTCTCGGAAAGCAAAAGTTACCAGAAGGCACAAATGAGTTATTCGTTGTAGACCAAAGCCTAGGTTTAGATAACGTAACCGTACCTGTAGCCGCACCATTTGTTCCCACACCAAACCTAACTCCTATAGACCCTGACCCACTAGGCGTATAAACCATGTAGTAAACCCCGGGAGTGGACACATTGTTAGTTCCGGAACCAAGGTTAGTCCCATCCTGATAATAATATGTTTTAGTATTATTTATATTTGAGCCCTCTCCAAAAAACTGACAGGGAGCCAAGTTATTAGTTGTTGTATCAAGGTTGACAGAAAATACATACGTTATACCTGACTGAACCTGAATGCTTTGTTGAATAAAAAACCTATCTGCAACAGCAGCAAATGATAATCTCTGGAATCCATCACTAGACATAGAGCCTAACACTAGCGTCCCGTTATTAAACAAAAAAGAAAAGGAAGAAGGAGCGACAGCCAGTGCACCTACCCCAGCTACTGCATCCAACCACTGTGGTGACAATAGTGTGTTTGGGTCGGATAATTGTATCGTTCCGTCTTTGGCTATCTTAGTTGCTGTATTTGTCGCTCTACTAAACGTAAAGTCTCCGTTACCATTTCTAGGTAACTGAGAGTAAGCTTTTCCTTCGCTGTATGAATTTGGAGTAAAAACAAATTTAGCCGACTTTAAAAGCCCGGCTATATCTATATTTACTAGCGCATTGTTCATGTCCTGTGTCTGTTCTGGATTCGCTCCAGAGCTTGTTGCTCTAGATAAAAACCCACCCATCACTATGTCTCTCATCGAGGCATATGACTGACCGACAATATGTGATATAGAGTTTTGCATCCTACCATATTGCGTTTATAAGCGTTGCTGTTGTACTAGTAGCTAGAACCTGTCTAACATTTACTGGAACAAATTGCCCAGATGATATATTGCTGAATAAGATTGTGTCACCACCAGATGTGATAACATTTATATTCCCGGCTCCACCAACATACAGAACACATCCGTCTTCGTTATTGAACCCGTACTGCGCAGAAGTCTGATAAACTGTAAAATTCTTAGCTACAGTAGCGCTAAATATAGCAGCACTAACAGTAAGCGTACTATTGGTTACGGCTGTTACAGAAGCTATAGAAGCATCCGTAGTGTTATATATAGTATCTCCAATCTTAATTCCTAAAGTAATGAAATCTATTGTATTAGGATTAATTGCAGTAGCCGTAACAGACGCAGTAGCTGTAACTGATAGCGGAGCTGTAACAGTTGTTGATGCTGTTGTTTGACTCACATCAACTGTCCAAGTTGACCCCGTTCCAGAACCAGATAGGTTAGCGATAATTTTTGTTCCAGGTAAAATTCCTGTGCCAGAAATTACCATGCCTACAGAAATTGTTCCAGAAGTAAGTGTTCCAATTGTCAGCGTGGTTCCCGATATTGTGCATGTTGTAGCCGAAAATCCATAAGACGCAGTATCTAGAACCCAAGAACTACCTCCTCCAGAAA